CGTATCTCAAAGTCGGCGAAAGAATGCCGAATATGAGGATCGACGACAGCCACGAACAACTACGGTTTGCTTAACAAAACGATCATTTACTGAATTACTCCTCCCAGAATAATAGGAGGAGTAGAAGTTTAGATAACGCAGGTATTAAAAAAATTATGTCCATAATCGGTTATGTCAATTCGCTTTTTAGAAAATATAATTCCTTGAGCATCTGGGTAATCTGATTTATATGACTCTAAAGTGAACTCTGTTTTTAAATAATTAATTAGTAGTTCATATATAGAATCATCTCCATACCAAACTCCGTCTGGAATATTAATAAGACCTAAACGTGAAAGGTTATCAATGGATAATGGAAAGTTATTAGTATAATTTTTACTAAATGTATTACTATTTTGAACGACTTTTTTTATCAAGGAATTTGGAAAAGTAAGTAATGTATCTACCATTGGTCTAATATCTAAGGAGTAAATATGTTTGAAGTATTTTGCATCATCTGGAGACAACTGCTTGATTGTTTCAATATATGCAGGATGTACAGTATCCTTAGTATCAATGTTCATAGATTTAGCGATAAGATTGGCGTACAGATCTCTTAGCTCCTCGCTGTTCATTGCATATGAAATAGCTTGTATAGCAGGAACTGCAACATATGGTTCAGGAGTAACTATTTTATCAGGAGAAATGTTTTCGAGTTTAAGTGCCAAAAGTTTTTTAGTTTCTGCTACATTATATTCTTTATTAAGGACCCAGATTTCTAAAGGGGAGAGTGCAGCATTAATAGTCCTAAGAAGAAGCGCAGCGGTTTTTCCTGCTTCTATGGCAGAAGGCTTTAGTGCATCGTTGTATAACTCAGGAACTGTATGGATTGCATTAGCAACACTTTCAGCCAGTTTATTTATACCATTTGTCATATTAACACAACCTTTCATTTGTAATAATTTTATTTTACCAGATAGTAGTCAAAAATCAATGTTTAGGAGGAAATATGGGACTTTTATTATGTATAAACAAAAAAAATAAAGCGAAAGTATTTAGTATGGGAAAATTATTAAGTTTATTAACTATGGCTACAGTAATATGTCAGGCCATAGCAGAAAAAGTCGCAGATAATAAAGGTATTGAGTTAGATCAGGCTATGAATTTTGTTGTAGATAGCATATTAGAAAGTAGTAAGGATATAGGAAAATAATTTTATCTAAATCGAGATAAAGAAAAAATTGCGAGGTAATACACAGAGAAAGGAGCGGCCAGCATGGCAAGACCAAAGAAAGCAGAAGGAGAGAAATACATACGGCAGGATATAAGCATGGAGCCAGATCAGTTTAAGCGGCTGATGGCCTATTGTCAGCGCGAGGATCGCTCCATCTCTTGGGTAATCCGCAAGGCGTTGGAAATGTTTTTAGTGTGTAGTGATACATAACGATACGTAACTAAATCGAGATTAAAAGGAAGGAGCAAGATATGAACGAACAGATAGTTTTATGCTTGATTATTTGTGTAACAGTTATAGTTTTGTATATATTAAGTATTGTGAAGTCGATAGCTGAAAAGAAACGTTTGGAAAAGGAATTTGAATTATTAAGAGAAGAACGGGAAATTCGGCCACCACACAAACCGATTGGGCGAAATTGTTTATAAAAAGGTGAGATGATCCAGATGAAAGACTGCAGGAGATACATGAAAGAGGTGGAGGCGCTAAGAACAGAAAATGAGTATCTGAGAATGCGTCTGGCTGAGATACGTGACAAAGTAGATGAGATGGAGCCGCCGGAGGGATTTCCATCGGTATATAACCATGCATACTATGAAGCGAAGGAAGAAGTAAGAAGGATTATAAAATAAGCCGGGATTCATTTCCCGGCAATAAAAAACGAAAGTAAAGAACGTATGTGCGAAAATAGAAAAACGCGGTGGACACCCGGGAAGATGCTTACCACCGCTTAGCTATTGCCTGAGTATATTATAACCAACTCAGGCAGGTAAAAGCAATGGAAAATTATACCAGTTTGAGGAGGATTAATAATATGACAGAGCAGATCAGAGTAGATGAGGTTGTAACAAATATTATGTATGGATTAACAAACGTGATAGCGGAGCAGGAACGATTAAACGAGGCAAAGGCCGTGTTATATATGGCGCTGCATAATGTACAGATGTACCGCGAGGAAACGGCATTATCAACGGCGGTAGACAATACTGCGGAGTGGGTGCGGCTGTTCCTTGCCTCCATGGCTGTAAGAGGCTGCACGTCCAAAACGATTACTGCTTATGGGGATTGCTATAAGGTGTTTTTCGATACAGTCAATAAGTCGATACCAGATATTACAAATGGTGATCTCCAGAGTTATTTTGCTTATTGCAAAATAAAACGTCACAACAAGGACGTTACGATCAACAACAAAAAGAGATATTTGCGAATGCTTTTCGGCTGGCTAACAGAAGAGGAGTACATAACCAAAAATCCGATGTTGAGGATCAGGGATAACAAAATTGAGCACAAAGTGAAGGAAGTATTTGAGGAGGAGCAGATCACTATTGTTAAGGACGTAGCCAAACAGCATAGCAAGCGTGATATCGCAATTATAGATTTCCTGCATCGTACTGGGGTGCGTATATCCGAGATGGTAGCGCTTAACCGGGAAGATATCGATTTTTACGACCGGGAGTGCATCGTATACGGAAAGGGGCGTAAGGAGCGGCCGGTATACTTTTCCTGGGACGCATCTGTACACCTAAGAGAGTATCTGGAGAGTCGCAATGATGATAACCCGGCATTGTTCGTCGGCAGCCGTAAGCCACATAACCGGCTCACAGACGATGGTGTAAGGGCTATGCTTAAGAGCCTTAGTGAGATGGACCCACGACTTGAAGGGGTTGCAATTAATCCCCATAAATGGCGGCGTCAATTCGTGACAGAGTTGCTGGAAAAGGATGTACCACTGACACTGGTAGCTGACTTGGCCGGCCATAAAAATATTAATACCACGAAAGATAATTATGGAAACTACAACCGAAACAAGGCAAAAGAAGCACACAGAAAATATGTGAGATAAGGAGAGAAAATGCGTGGAAGAATGTATGAAATTTATGATGGGGAAAAGCTTATTGGAAAACTAAGCGCTGATGCAGCTGCGAAAATTATCGGAACTACAATTAAATGCGTTTACACTGCGGCATCTGGAGGGTATAGATTAAAACGTAGATACAGTATTGTTCCGGCAGATGATGAATGTATGACTAAAAGTATTACACAAGAATTATGCAGAGAGTGGGATAAAACAAGATTAGAAATTTTACATAAAGGAAGGGAAAAAATATGATTTTCAAAAACGGTGAGGGATATCCAGACCCGACAGCATATCAGGCAATCAAAGAAGCAGATCGGACGCCGAAGCCAGTAAAGGACGTAATGAAAACATTAAGAACGGTGGCAAGCCTGGCAGGATTTGATATTATAGGTAAAATTATTTTGAAAGATAAGGAGACGGGAAAAGAATGGCGATAACAGCAAAAGAATATTTAAGCCAGTTAGAAGAGTTGGAAAAGAAAGTAAAGCATAAGAAACAACAACTGGCAGAAGCAAAGAGAAATCGCGGAATAGTAACAATATCTAATGATTCAGAAGTGGGAAAAGTACAGACTTCTTTTAGCGGAGGAGATGGAAGAAGGACAGAATCTCAGGCATTACGGGTGGTATCATTGGAAGAAGAAATAGAAAACAAAATTATTGACTATATGGAGTTGCAAAACAAGCTGATTGATCAAATTCATGATCTTAAAGATGGACTGTTTATAGAAATTCTTTATCGTCGATATGTACGAAAGGAGAAAGATTTTACTAAAATGGCGTGCGATATGGGATATTGTTATAAATATGTTATTAATATGCACGGAGAGGCACTTGTGGCATTTGAGAATTCACATCCTGAAATATTCCGGAAAATAGAATCATAGGTTATGGAAAACAGATGGAAAAATTTTTAAGAGAGTGTGTTATAATGGCATTAATCAAATCAGGGCTTCCGGAGACGGGGGCCTTTTCTTATGCCATAAAGGAGAAGACAGGTGAGCGGATGAATACGGTTGAACCTATACGTGATAAGGAGACGGTCATTGACATTGCGGAGTACTTGAAAAAGGACAGTGAGCGTAATTATGTTATGTTTCTTTTCGGTATTTACTCAGGACTACGAATATCGGATATTCTTAAATTCCGGGTGCGGGATGTAAAAAATAAAAATGATATCGTGTTACGAGAAAAGAAGACTGGGAAAGAAAAACGCTTCCCCATTAACCGTGATCTTAAGAAAGCACTGGATCAGTACATAATTGGAAAAGACGATTACGAGTATCTGTTTAAAAATCCACATGAGAATAAACCAATCACACGACAGCAGGCATACAACATATTATCAGACGCGGGTAAGAAATTTGGAATAGAGAAGATCGGAACACATACGCTGCGGAAGACATTCGGATATCATGTATATCAGTCTACGAAAGATGCAGCTATGCTAATGGATATTTTTAATCATGCAGACATTCACATAACCCTTAGATATATTGGAGTCAACCAGGATCAAAAAGATAAGGTATACAATAAGCTATCGTATTTTCGATAGTTTCTTTTATTTTGTCTATCATTTGTCATAACTTAATGGTGTAAAGTCGATGGTATAAAAATCGGCGGCATTAATTAGTAGAAACAGATACAGGGTACAGTTTACAAAATAGCAGATATGTCAAATGGAAAGAGTGCGGAACATAGCTCAGCGGGAGAGCGACGGCCTTATAAGCCGTGTGTCTTGGGTTCGATTCCCGATGTTCCGATGATCGTTCTCATAATTCAACCGGCGCATGAAACTTAGGGCGCCGGTCCTCCTGAAAGGTGATGAGCTAATGAAATTTATTATTGAAGATGATGAAGGAAAGAGAATTGAATGTCAGGAAGTAAAGACGCTTAATGTACCTGATAGTATTCTTGTATTCCAAACTATGAAACGTTTAAGGGAAAAAGACATCAATGCGTTTTGTGAAGATATGAAGAAGAGAACAGGGCACAACTGCATTTTGTTGGAAGCAGGCATAGACCTTGTAGCGCAGATCGCACCGGCAGTAGAGGACAAGGAGAGGTAACTACATGGCAAAGGAATACGCACAGGCATTCTATCACTCAAAGAAGTGGAAGGACTGCCGAAGGTCATACATAAATAATCGAATCATGATTGATGGCGGAATGTGCGAGAAGTGTCACGAGCGACTGGGATACATCGTACATCATAAGGTTAGAATAACACCTGATAACATTAACGATCCAGAGATCACATTGAACTGGGACAACTTAAGATGGGAGTGCAAGGTGTGTCACGATGAAGAGGAAGGTCATGGCCTGAATAAGAAGGCGGCGCTGTTGGTTGCCTTCGATGCATCAGGGCAGCCGATACCGCTGCCTCCCCCCTTAAATAAAGGTGTGGGTGGTTTCTAAATTCACCGTGTCCCCAGATTTATTTAATACACAGGTCGCACGTAAAGGGGGTGTGGTATAAACGTGTACACAGACAAGGAATTTGAAGCGGAAGCAAGGAAAAGAGAAGAGGAAGTTGACAGCATTGGCAACTATTTGGAGAAAGTAAAACGGATTAAGCGGGAGACAAGCAGATTAAAAAAACTCTTTGCAAACATAGATGAGAACAAAAAGAAGCTTGTATTTACCACCATCGAGGACATTGCTTTCATGACAATTACAATGCAAGATCTCCGAGAAACGATCAACCGTAAGGGGACGACAGTGGAGTACAAGAATGGAGAGAATCAGTATGGAACCAAACAGAGCCCAGAGGCACAGTATTATTTGCAGCTCTCGCAAAGACAGACCCAGGCCATGAAAATACTGGTTGATTGTCTTCCGAAAACAGAAAAAAAAGTGGTTGTGGAAGACGACGGCTTCGAGGATTTTGTAAACGGGAGGGAGGATGTTTAATGGCCGGCAGAAAGAAAGTAGTCTATCCATTAAGCTATAACCCGATCCTGGAATATTGGAACCTGATAGAATCAGGGGAAGAGGTCGTATCAAATAAAATACACGAGTGGTACAAGCACCTCGCCTGGGAAGTCAATAATCCGGGCGAGTATTTTTATAGTCCGGCAAGGGCAAACCATGTCTTGGAGTTCGCGGAGAATTACTGCAAGCTATCCAAAGGGGCCGGCGCTGGTAGTCCGGTGCGATTGGAACTTTGGGAGAAAGCGCACCTGGCTGCGGTGTTTGGCTTTGTGGATATCAATGGTTTTCGTCAATGCAGGGAGTCAGTGTTAATCGTCGGAAAGAAAAACGGGAAGTCCCTTCTGGCTTCCATCGTTGGCCTGTATATGCAGGTTGGAGACGGGGAGTCGGGGCCGGAGGTTTACGCGGTTGCCACGAAGAGAGATCAGGCGAAGATCATCTGGACGGAATCAAAGCGAATGGTGAGGAAATCGCCGGCACTTTTGAAGCGCATTAAGCCATTGGTTGCGGAGCTGTCTTCCGAGTATTTCAATGATGGGATTTTCAAGCCGCTGGCATCTGACAGCGATACGCTGGACGGCCTTAACGTACATTGTGTTTTGATGGACGAAATCCACCAATGGAAGAACGGAAAGGCCCTTTACGATATCATGGCCGACGGCTGTTCGGCCAGAGACCAGCCGCTTGTCTATATTACCTCCACGGCCGGAGTAATCCGAGAAGACATCTACGATGCGAAGTACGAAGAGGCTGAAAAAGTTATCAATGGCCTGTTTGACAGTGTGGGGTACAAGGATCCTCATTTCTTCCCGTTTGTTTATGAGCTGGACGGCCGGAAAGAATGGACGGATCCGGAATGCTGGAAGAAAGCAAATCCGGGCCTTGGAACCATAAAGAAGCAGTCAACCCTTGCGGCAAAGGTAGAGAAGGCGAAGGATAATCCAAAGCTTGTTAAGAATCTGGTTTGCAAGGAATTCAATATCCGCGAGACTTCTTCTGAGGCTTGGCTGACATTTGAACAGTTGAATAACACGGAGCTGTTCGATCTCGAAGCGCTGAAGCCGCGTTACGGTATCGGGGGAACCGACCTTTCCAGCACCACGGACTTGACGAACGCCACCGTAATATTCATGGTACCGGGAGATGACAGAATCTATGTGCTGCAAATGTATTGGCTTCCGGAAGATCTGTTAGAGCAGCGCGTAAGGGAGGATAAGATACCTTATGACTTATGGGCTGAACAGGGATTGTTGAGATTAAGTCCAGGAAATAAGGTACATTACAAATACGTCAAAGAGTGGTTCGAAGAAGTGCAGAACGAACTTGACGTCTACCTGTTTAAGTGTGGGTACGACTCGTGGTCAGCATCGTATTTTGTGGAGGATATGAAAAACACCTTCGGACTCGCGACGATGGAACCCGTTATTCAGGGCAAGAAAACGCTGAGCAGTCCGATGAAGTCCCTAGGAGCTGACTTGGCAAAAAAGAGAGTGGTTTATAACAATAATCCGATCCTGAAATGGTGTCTGGCAAATACTTCGGTCGATGTTGATAAAAACGACAATATTCAGCCATGCAAAGGGAATCAGGGTACGCGACGAATTGACGGTATGGCCGGCCTGCTGGACGCATATGTCACACTGGAAAACCATCTGGAAGAATATCTGAGCATAATCTGACGGAAAGGAGGAGAAGAATGCGAATTATAAACTTTTTTCAAAATATCGGGAAAAGCGCTGTTTACAAAATGATCACCGAGCAGGGAAACGGCTTTTTTGCGTGGAATGGAAAACTATATGAATCCGATATTGTCAGATCATGCATACGGCCATATGCGAAGGCGGTCGGGAAGCTGATAGCAAAGCATGTCAGGAATGACGGGAAATCCTTTTCGGTGAATCCTGAGCCGTACATACGCTTTCTACTGGAGGAACCGAACCCATATATGTGCGGCCAGGTGATGCAGGAGAAGGTGGCGACACAGCTTGCACTAAACAACAACGCCTTTATTCTGATCGTAAGGGACCCTAATGGAATACCGGAACAGCTGTACCCGATTCCGGCCGCCGGCGTGGAAGCAAAGTATGAAAATCAGGAACTATACCTTAAGTTCTACTACCTGAACGGCAAAACGTCCATGTTCCCATACAGTGAAGTGATACACCTGCGGAATGATTTCAACGATAATGACTTGTTTGGAGATTCCCCCAAAGAAGCCCTGGCACAGCTCATGGACATCGTATCAACTACGGATCAGGGGATCATAAAAGCAATCAAAAACAGCGGTGTGATCCGATGGCTGTTAAAATTTAACTCGTCTATGCGGCCGGAGGATCTAAAAAGTTCTGTTCAGGAATTTGTGGACAACTATTTAAGCATTTCCAGTTCTACGTTTGGCGCTGCCGGAGTCGATTCCAAAGCGACAGCGGAGCGGATTGAGCCCAAGGATTACGTCCCAAACGCTTTGCAGATGGATAATACCAAAAAGAGGATCTATGCGTTTTTCAATACGAATGAAAAAATCGTCCATGCAAATTACACGGAAGATGAATGGAATAGTTATTTTGAATTGGTGATTGAACCGCTCGCCGGGCAGATGTCAGGAGAGTACACAAGGAAATTATTCAGTCGGAGGGAACGAGGCTGCGGAAACAAAATCTATTTCGATGCAGGAAACCTACATTGTGCCAGCCTGTCAACAAAACTGGCTTTACAGGCCATGGTAGACAGAGGAGCCCTAACACCGAACGAATGGAGAGAAACGCTGAACTTAAGTCCGGTGCCTGATGGAGATAAGCCACTGCGAAGACTTGACACACAGACAGTCAACCAGATCAAGGGCCTCCTGGCCCAAATGAATCTGGATAACGTAAATGAAACGAGGGCCGGAATCACGGCGCTATTAGAAGGGGGTGAGAAGAGTGGCAAAGCGAATTGATGTGAAGGGGCAGATCATTGAATCTGGGAATGAATGGGTATATGACTGGCTTGGGTTAGAGAGCACATCTCCAAAGAAAATCATTAAGGCTTTGCAGGAGGCTGGAGGTGAAGACGTTGAAATCTATATCAACTCCCCTGGTGGGAGCATATTTGCCGGTTCAGAAATCTACACAGAGCTCAGGAATTATTCCGGGAAGAAAATAATTAAGATTACCGGAATAGCCGCAAGCGCCGCGTCAGTAATTGCGCAGGCCGGGGAGTGCGAGATCAGTCCTACAGGAATGTTTATGATCCATAATGTCAAAACGTCGGCGTCAGGTGATTACAGAGACATGGATAACACCGGAGATGCCCTGCGGGCCGCTAACCAGTCAATCATGAATGCGTACATCGACAAGACCGGAATGGATGCGGAGATATTACAGGATTTAATGGACCGCGAAACCTATTTGTCAGCCCAACAGGCTGTAGACCATGGATTTGTCGATAAAATTATGTTTTCCGACAACGCCATCCCAATGCAGAATGCATTCGGAGGAATCCCGCCGGAAACCATCGCAAAATTAAGAAACATGATTAAGGATCCGGGACAGAAAACCCCGGATTTTTTAATACACAAAGCACAGGCTGAGTTAAGGCTGAAATTGTTAAATCTGAAAGGAGACAGAGGTAATGAATAGAAAAGAGTATGAGACAAAAAGACAGGCACTTATCAACGAAGCGGAGGCGCTTATCAATGAAGGAAAGCTGGAGGAGGCCAACAAAAAAATGGAGGCCGTGACGGAGCTGGATAAGAACTTTGAAGCAGCAGCCAAGGCGGAAGCGAACTTAAGGACACTGTCTACGCCGCCGCTTCCGTTATCCGGAGTTGGTGACGGGGCTTCTTTTGGAAGAGGAGACGACGAAAACGCAGAAGATATGTACGATTCCGTGGAGTATCGTAAAGCGTTCATGAATTACGTCTTGAAAGGGACGGCAATTCCTGAGAAATTCAGGAATGTATCTGCGACAACAAAGACCACGGATGTAGGATCCGTGATTTCTCCGACCATAGTCAACCGGATTGTGGAAAAAATGGAATCAATGGGAATGATTCTGCCGCTTGTCACTAAGACGTCTTATGCGGCTGGAGCCACAGTTCCCACGTCCAGTGTTAAGCCGGAGGCAACATGGGTAGCAGAAGGCGGTACCAGTGTTAAGCAGAAGAAGGCAACCGGGCAGATTGACATTAAAGGATACAAATTGAGATGTGCTATTTCCATGACACTGGAAACATCTGTGATGTCTTTACAGATTTTTGAAACTGTGTTTGTTAACAGTGTGTCAGAGGCAATGGTAAAGGCTCAGGAAAAGGCGTTTATCTTCGGAACCGGGTCAGGGCAGCCAAAAGGTGTATTAACAGAAACGGCGGAATCCGGTTGTAATATTGATATTGCGGCGAATTCCGATCCGACTTACCAGACTCTCGTAGAAGCGGAAGCGGCGCTTCCACTAGCATATGAGAACGGCGCAGTATGGAATATGACTAAGAAGACATTTATGAAATTTGTAGGCATGGTGGATACAAATAAACAGCCAATTGCCAGAGTAAATTATGGAATTGACGGAAAGCCGGAGAGAACGCTCCTCGGACGCCGGGTAGTCTTAAACGATTATATGACAAGCCTTGGGGCAACGATTAATAAAGATACCGTAGTAGCTTTCCTGTTCGATTGGTCTGATTATATGTTCAACACCAACTACAATATGGTGGTTAAGAGTTATGAGGATAATGATACCGAGGATCAGATTACAAAAGCAGTTATGATCTGCGACGGAAAAGTAATTGACAAAAATTCCCTTGTGACTGTGACCAAGAAGAATGTATAAAAAGAGGTTATGTAATATGATAGAGCAAATAAAACTTTCTATGCGAATATCACATGACAAACTGGATAATGATATCGACGCAAATATAAACGCCTGCCTGTGTGACCTGTCACGGGTGGGCGTTGCTACTGCCGGGAAAGAAAACGATCCCCTTATTGTTAAGTCAGCGGAGTTCTATTGCAAATGGCAGTATAACTATGATGGCAGCGCCGATCGTTACGAACGGGCTTATGTAGCGCTGAGGGATTCCCTGAGTCTGTGTGGTGATTACAATGCGAAATGATATCTGTGTGCTGATTACACCGGTTCCGGAAGGTATAGAAATAACTCCCCATGAAACAGAAGTGTTCTGCGAAATCAAAAGCGTTGTTCGAAGTGAATTTTTCGCGGCATATGGTGTTGGTCTTACGCCAAAACTGACAATCAATATTAATCCGGATGATTACAAAGTGTGTATCAAGACAATTGGTAATCAGAAATACCGGCCATCACAGATCAGATATGACGGAGAGTTATTTACCATTATCAGGGCATTTCAAAAAAATATTGGAGAGATGGAGATAACCGTGAGGTGATGAGATGGACGTAAAATTTGATTATGAGCAGGGAATATTTGAGATCGACCAGATGCTTGCACAGATGCCGAAAGGACTCGAAAGCCAGGAACGCCCGCTGCTCCGGAAACTCGGTACTATCGTCAAAGGAAAAATAAAAAAGTATCTCCACAGCAGTGATATTGAAGCGCGCTCAAAAGAAATACCTCCCTCCAACTATGACGGCAGTCGGCCGTATGAACATGCCAGGGATGATGTAACCGCAGATGTACGGAAAGATAAAAATGGGATGCTGTATGCGAGTATCCGTGGAGGAAAAATGACCGGATATAAGTGGAATAAGATAAATGACGGCCATTTTGCCCGTGACGGCCATACCTGGGTGCCGGGGAATCAATTTATGGATAAGGCCATGAGAGACGCGCAGGGGGAAGTAGAAAAGGCGATTGATGATATGATAAAGAAGGTGACGGAATGACGGTGAAAGAAATCATCGAAACGGAATTAAATATTCCCGTTCTTGACGAACCGGCGCCTTTGATGCCGGCCTGTGCCACCTGTATAGATTATTATACTGCTTCAGGGCTAAACGGAGACGGAACCGGTCAGGAATGGGTAAGCAGCTATGAGGTTGATTTGTGGTATCGGGAAAGAATGGCGCTTGGCGAGGCAGTAAAAAAACTTTTAAATGTAATCAGGCTACCGGAATACTCCATACCGGCAGTGGAGAAAAGCTGTGATCCGGCAGTGAAACTATGGAGAGCGGTTATAAAATTCGAGAAAATGGAAGGTGATATTGGTGACTGGTAAAAGTATAAAATCAAATAGAATTAATGTGAAAAACCTCAAATACTGCCTGCTTACTACAGACGATAGTACCGGTACAACGTATGGAGAAGTGAAAGACTTCGGGAAGGCTATGCAGATCCAGCTTACTCCCAGTGTATCAAAAGGGGAACTGTATGGAGAAGGGGTAAAGCAGGAGGATGTTTCCATTCTTAATGGCATTGCAGTGGTGGCAGACGTGAACAAGGTCTTTGCAGAAGTGAGGGCGGAGATATGCGGAAATGAGTTTAAAGATGGTGTAGTAATAGAGGCCGCAGGAGATGAGCCGCCATATATCGCCCTGGGATACGAGGTGGAGCAGACCCATGGAAAGAGTGAGTTTATCTGGCTGCTGAAAGGTCAGGCGCAGCCAATCAATGCAACAACAAAGCAGTCAGAAGGTAATGTCACATTTTCTACTGACAGCGTGACCATAAACTTTATTCCGAGGGAAAGTGATAAGTGGCTCCGTTTTTTCGGTGACGCGGCGAATCCGGATTTTACAGATGCACAGGCTGCTAAATGGTTTACGACGGGACCGAGTACATACCCGAAGAAGGGAGTATAAAATGAAAACAATAATGGTAGAGCCAGCGCAGGAAATAGAATTAATTGATCCTGTGGAAAATAAGAAATATCATGGTTTTTGCAATATGCGTAGCCTTCTTGAATTTCAGAAAATAATGAATAAACTGGAAATTAATCTGGATTCCATGGAAGACACCAATATTCTTCCGTGCTGTGTCTATGCCATCTTCATGCCGGAATCAGGAATTTCATATGAGGAGGCTGTACTTCTATCCGACCGGATGGGAATGTTATCCGGACGGGAAGTGGTAGAAACGTTTATGGAATCACTCTACACCATGATGGACGAAAGGCAGAAAGAACTTGCAAAAAAAATAATGGCTCGGTATGTAACCATGAAGCAGATGAAGATATAGATTTTCATATAGATTATCTCTATTATACCTACTGCATAAAAATGGGGCGTACCGAGCCTGAATTTTGGAGTTCTGCACACAGAAAAATAATCGCAATGGTTGATATGTATACAGATGAGTTGGAAACGCGGGCCGCGGCGGCAGAGGGGACGGAATACGAATCAAAATATTTCCGATGCAGCAGAGAAATAAACAGTATGACAGAAATTGAGGGGTTTGGAAATGGCGGGTACTTATAAAAAAACAATTGTTCTCGGCCTTGATTACTCACAGTTTACCGGTGGAACTGCCGAGGTATCCCGGCATATGGGGCTGCTGAATTCAGAATTTAAAAGAGCTTATGAAGAAGCAAAAGTATACGGTACGGAAACCGATCAACTTAGAATTAAGCATGATTATCTGTCTCAAAAAATCGAACTCCAGAAACGCAAAGTGGAAGAGGCACAGAAGGCCCATGATAAAGCAATCTTAACGGAAAAAGAAGGCAGTAAGGCAGTTGTGGCGTTGAGTAAATCCCTAGCAGACCAGGAGACAGCACTTTACAAGCTGGAAGGGCAGTTAAAAGAGGCGGATAAAAAGTGCGAAGATTTGAAAGATACAAATGAAACATTTGGGGATTCGATCAGGAATGTTGCGGATGCAATTGGACTACAGGCGAATCCGATGCTGGAAAGTCTTGCTTCCCGCTTTGATGATACAAAAAAAGAAGTCGGAGAGGCGATTGTCATAGTCGGAGCGTTGGTAACAGCATACGGTGACCTTGCAATTGAGCTGTCTAAGACGGCGGATAATCTCCTTACCATGTCTTCGACAACGGGATTGTCCACGGACACATTACAGGAACTCCAGTATGCTTCTGAATTTGTTGATGTATCGGTTGAAACCGTAAATGGATCCATGACTAAGATGATCCGTACAATGGGGCAGGCAAGAGATGGAAACAAGGACTTGCAAAAAGAATACGCACGTCTTGGCGTCCGGTATAAAGAACATGACGGGGAACTCAGAGATTCAGAAGCTGTTTTTTATGATGTTATTGATGCGCTTGGAAAAATACAAAATGAAACAGAACGTGACGCAAAGGCTATGGAAATTTTCGGAAGATCGGCAAGGGATTTAAATCCACTTATCGAGGCGGGAAGCGGAAGATTAAGGGAACTAGCCGAAGAAGCACATAGGATGGGGTATGTCCTAAGCAATGAAACCCTTCAGGAGGCTGGGGCACTCGATGATGCTATGCAGCGTATGAACCGCAAAATGGAGACACTAAAGCTGCATCTCGGGGAATTTCTTGTTCCGCTGTTGACAGATTTTGTGGATCTGCTATCCTCTATTCCCACACCGGTATTAATTGGGATAGCAGTATTCGGGACCCTTGTTCTCGTGATCGGTTCGGTATCAAAAGCAGTTATGGCTTATACAGTAGCAAGCAACGCTGCCGCTATTGCAAATACAATGATGGGGGCAACTGGGGGAGCGGCAACGGCTGGAATGCTGCCATTACTGCTTATTCTGCTTGCGATCGCGGCGGCCATTGCTTTGATTGTGGGAGGAGCGTCAGCGGTCGGTGATGCCATGCGGGAAGTTAAAACGTCAACGGAGGATTTGGTTAATACATCGAAATCCACTGTAAACGGTACAAAATATTATGCTTCCGGAACTGAGTATACTACTGGTGAAGAAGCCTGGGTCGGAGAACACGGTCCTGAGTTGGTGCGGCTGCCGCGAGGTTCCAGAGTCGTGCCGAATGATGCTGTTAAAAGTAGGTCCGGAACCGTTAATGTATTTTACTGTACCATTGATGCCCGAGAAGTTGATGATTTTAACAAAGTCGTAAAGCTGGCCCAGCAGGAAAGCCAGGCATACCGGACAGGAAGGAGAACGATATAATGGCAGAACAGACAATCCAATGTACAGGGGATACATTTATCAGTCGTTATTCCGGGAGCGATAATAACTATGGTAGTGCAGAACTTGCAATGTGGAGAGAGATCAGTGCATCAGCCTTTATGGGAATCTTTGTTCAATTCAATTTCCCTGCATTTGATAACAAAGAAATTGTGTCAGCGGTTATAAGACTGCATAACAAAATAAAAGTGAAAAACAGTATCATAGGATGCGCACAATATAATATCCCGGATATCTCTAATCTTACAGGTAATTTGTTTTACAGCAAGTACCTAGACAGTGATGTCGCATGGTCCCCTACAGAATATGAAACCAAAGCCACGGTGGAGGATAACAACGAATGGATTGAATGGGATGTAACCAGTATCGTAAAAAATAATGTCGGAAAGAATAACGTGGTTCTGGCAGTATACAGCATTGATGATAAGGTGGTACCAAGCTTATCATGGAAGTTTACAAGCAAGGAGGGCGGAAAGTCCCCATATATCAATGTAGTATACAACAACGCAGTTCCGAGTCTTCCAACGATTCTATATCCTAACGGTGATGTAATTGAGAAAAGCGGAAGTATTACGTTTCAGTGGAAATACAATTCGCTCTACGATACAGGGCAGGCGAAGTTTGAATTTGGTTGGCGAAAACAGGGAGAGTCTTCCTGGACCACAGTCACACAGAATACTTCAGAGCAGTCCTATACGATGGAAACGGCTGCAATATCTATCGGAATTGTAGAATGGAGAGTACAGACCTATAACGCCATTAATGCGGCTTCCGGGTATGCATACGGCACATTTGAACTCACCGGGAGGCCGGCCAGTCCAATTATAACGGGAATGAAGAATGATTCCATTACAGAAATAACCTGGAAATGCAACGAATCAGAAAATGCAGTCTATATTTTGCAGATCATAAAGGACGGAAAAATCATTCATGACAGCGGCGAACGGGCCGGAGGACTGTCTGATTCCTATGTGCCTGATATGATGCTGGAAAACGGCCAGTACGTTGTGAAAATGAGGATTGGAAGCGCATATGGTATCTGGTCAGATGAGAGTGCTCAGGTATTTACCATATCTGCCGCTGCGCCGGCCCGACCGTCCATAGCGGTATCCGCACTCGATGCAGGTGTGAAGATAACTACGGATTCGACAGCTGGTACAAAATTTGTGTATCGTTCGGAAGAAGGCGGAGCGTACAGCCCGATAGGCAAGTTTGCAGGAAACGAATACGAGGATTACACGGTGAAATCTGGAAAGCTGTACCGTTATATCATCAGAGCGTACGCAGGTGGCTACTCAGACAGTAATGCAGCAGATATGACCATTAAATATAAAGGTGCGCGTCTGGCTGAGGTTGGGAACCTTGCAGAGAGTATCCGGATTATAAAATCTACCAGTGACTGGCATATCGAAATACAACAGAAGAAGAGCAATGAAGCGGAATTGGTCAGCTACGAAGGCCGTACGTATAAGGTGAAAGAATCCGGTATTCATAAAGAATCAACGATAAGTACCTCTTTCTACCTTCCGAATAAGGAGGCAGAATCGCTGGAACGGATCCATGGCCTGAATGGAATCTATCTGTTCCGTAACTCGGAAACCTGTATCTGCTGCGAGATTACAGATTTTAGCTTTAAAAATGATCTTTTTGACAGAGGGAAGACTTTCGATTTGTCGTTAAGCCGCATCAATTACGATCTGGGGGTGAGGTTCGGTGACTAATCTGGCACAGGGAGGATATACCCACGAAGAAGTTTTAAAACGGCTGGAAGGTGACAGAATGATCGATTTTCGTTTCGAACTGCTGGACAGAAACGAACGGAAACTGAAAGACCTTGATAATGTATCTGGAAGTATCCGGTTTGACAGCTCCCAGGAGATCATGGGTACTGGAAGTTTTATCGTGGAGGAAACCGCAGGGGTGGATTTTAAGGAGACTGATCTTAGAATCCGCCCCGTTTTTATGCTGCTGACAGAGCATGGCTGGCTGAAATATCCACTCGGAATCTATATCATGAGCAGCCCGGAGCGTCAGACACAGAACTGTGGAATATATCAGAATATTGACTGTTATGATTACAGTACAATTCTGCGTGAGGACAAGATCCGGGAACGGCTTTTTATCGCTTCCGGATCAAACTACGTCAGGGAAGTAAGAAACCTCATCAATGGGGCCGGGATTAAAAAAATAAATATTGAGACTTCGGTATTAATGGCCCGCGAAAATATTGAGTTTGAGATCGGTACAAGCAAACTGGAAGTTATTAACGCACTGCTGACAGCGATCAACTATGAGCCGCTGCATTTTAATGGCAACGGGTATGCTGTTAGCCGCCGATATGTGGAGCCAGTAAACCGCAGAACGGAACACTCATACCGTACGGATGACAAAAGCCTTATTAAGGCAGGAGCGAAGCAGAGCCTTGATATGTACAATGTCCCGAATATATTTGTCCGATATACAGACGATCCGGATGGGGAGGAATTGAGAAGCGAATATGTGAACGACAGTGCGGGAAGTAAAATATCAACAGTAAACCGTGGAAGGAATGTTGTTGATATCGAAAGCGTTGATGATATCGCGGATCAGGAAACCCTTGATGCACTTGTCAGAAGAATTGCGATAGAAAAGAGTCAGACTTATGATACCATTACGATTCCTACAGGTCTGATGCCACACCATGAGTACCGCGACTGTATCTTTGTGAATGAAACAACTCTTGGTGTTGGAAATAAGTATATTGAATATGCGTGGGAGATGGAATTGAGCGTTGGGGGAACTATGACCCATACATTAAAACGGGTGGTGAAATTATGATCTATGATAATCCGGGTGAACGTCTCCAGGACATAAAAGATTATGTCGTAGGTGAGAGAAAAACTTATCGAATGGCAACTGTGATGAGTATATCTAACGGGCGTCCATATGTCCGCTTTTATGGGGAGGGAACGGCCAGCCAGAAGCCGTATAAATATATTTCCAGTTATGCGCCATCCATAGGAGATAAAGTTTTGTTGATAAGAGCAGGGGCGTCGTATGTAATCATGGGAAAGGTGGTATAGATGGTAAACTATGATATTGAGTTAAACACGAAATACAGTGATCCGATTGATACCGGTATCTGTCTCACGCAGGGAGACTATGGACAGACTCAGTTCACGCTCCGGGTAAAAAATGACGGTGCATATGTGACTGATGCAGTCAGTGCAACCATTAATATCAGACTGGAGAACCGTATTCCGGTTGTGGGAAATCTGATAAAATCCGGGAATGGCTATGTATATAGGCTTCTTGGGAATGAGCTGTCTATACCTGGTAAGGCAGTAGCCGACGTAAAGTTTAAATACAGCGACGGGCGGTCTTCCTCCTGCCGTTTCCTGTACTACGTCATGGAAGATACGATCAATGAAAATAGCCTGGATGCGGGTGGATATATCGGAAAACTGGATCAATTGGAAGCAGATGCAGAGGGCCTTATTACTCAATTGGTTCAATATGAAAATATATATCCACGGACCGTTAAGGCTACAGAAGATGCTGAAAAATCCGCTCATGATGCCAATATTTCAGCATCCAATGCCAATAGAGCAGCAGCCAATGCTGAATCTATTAGAAATGATTTAGTTAGCCGGTTACAGTCTGGAGAATTCAAAGGAGAAAAAGGAGATCCTGGACCACAAGGATTGCAAGGAGCCACAGGGCCAAGGGGGCTACAGGGGGTAAAAGGAGAGACTGGAGAAGCTGGAGTACAAGGCCCTAAAGGAGATGTAGGACCACAGGGGCCGCAGGGAATACAGGGGCCGAAGGGAGAACCGGGGCAGAATGGCGCGCAAGGAAAATCTGGAGTTAATATACCGGCACTGAGCCGTTTATACATCTATACTGATGATGAGGATAACAGTGCTATACACTGTGTGTATGATGATGCTTTTTATGACAGCCCTCCATTTTCATACGATAATGAAAATGGGGCTATTAAATGGAGTTATGACAATGGAAAATAGGAGGTAACTATATGGCAATGGTTGATGTGATTATTGGTTATGCAAAAGGTGCAAAGGGCGATATAGGACCGCAAGGGCCGGCAGGTGCACAAGGACCAAAAGGGGATACTGGACCGACTGGACCACAAGGCCCTAAAGGTAATGTAGGACCGGCTGGACCGCAAGGAATACAGGGAAATACAGGTGCGACGGGGCCGCAAGGTCCAAAAGGAGACACTGGTAATGTAGGACCGGCTGGACCGCAAGGCCCAAAAGGTGAAAAAGGAGACACAGGACCACTGCCTCCATTAACAAACAATTTCATGGCAACAGTAGCAGGGCAGAGCGCGCTTGATGCCGTTGCAGGAAAGACTTTGAAGGAACAGCTTGATAAACAAAATAGTGATTTAGCCAGCATAACTGGATTAATTGTCAAAGATATTACATTAAACCCTGGTTATGCCATCTATGGAACATGGGCCACCCGGATCATAAAAGATAAATCTTCAGGGATATGTGTTATCAATCTGGCAATAAGAAAAGCTGATAATAGTGTAATTAATACAAACACTTATGTTGATATCGGTATTTTACCTGATGGGTTCCTTCCTATATATCCAACAGGCGCATCAGGCATAGGTGAAGAGCCCGGTGCGATAAACCACCCTGTCGGAATAATACTTTTTGAAGGAAAAATCAAAGCAACTACATATGGAGAAAACACAAGAAATATAATTGCAAGCTTTTCATATTCAACAAATTAAATGATCAATTAGCAGGGAATTTCTTCCATCCATGAACATTTCCGCTATCAACACTATGAATAAAAAAGTAACTTTGTCCTTGAACAAAGGCCACTACCGTTTGATAGTTAGAATAATCGCCATACACAAAGGCAAATCCAGCAGTATTATATGTAAGTCCTGCTTTGAAGGGTGTATTTAACGTATCAACATCCCAGCGGAGAAAAACAGGGCCATCACTAGGAGCCATAAGATTACTTGAGTAGACTGCTTTTGCTAAATCACTATTTAAATGAATAAGAAACTCGTTAATCAGAGCTGAAAGGCTCTTATTTTTATACCCGAAAAGGGAGAAAGGAGTCCGTACATGAAGGACACTATGATCTTAAAAAATGGAACTATTATTGAACTGGAGGCAGGCACAAGCCTGGGAGCCTTACAGGTGGCGGCGGCTGATCGGGCGGCTATGGTGGCAACATGGGAGGTATTGACGCCGGACAATCTTGCAACCGTACAGATCAAAAACGGAGATGGTACCGTGGTAGGAAATTATACTGATCTCGTACTTGTCTCTGAGACGTCCGTAATCGCTACTGATGGCGCTGTCCTTACAACGTATAGCCTGCGTGAGAAAACCGCCGAGGAGATGCGTCTGGACGCGCTGGAGGCAGGTCAGGCAGTGCAGGACGGAGCAATCGGTGATCTCGGTGAAGCAGTTGGAACACTGGCAGAAGGAGGCACGGTATAATGGGAGCATTTTATGGGACTCGGATCAGGTGCGGTATTATTACGATTAATGATGTGCCGAAGTTTTGGAAAACAAAGACAGAAAAATGGCTGGAAGAGAATCCGGAATAACTGACAGGAGGGCTTACAAATGCCTACAGAGATAATGGTGGCTCTGATCGGGCTGGGAGGCAGTGCAATCGGCACATTCGCCGGCGTGTTTGCGTCAGCGAAACTGACCGCCTACCGGCTGGAGCAGCTAGAGAAGAAAGTAGACAAGCATAACACGGTGATTGAGCGGACTTTTAAGCTTGAAGAAACACAGGCAGTTATGCAGGAACAGATAAAGGTCGTTAATCACAGGATCAGCGATCTGGAAAGAGAGGAATAAACTATGGATTTTGGAATTGCGAGTGTTGCAGGAATTACAGTAATATGCTATCTGGCCGGAATGGCCTGCAAAGCAAGTGTGAGGATCAAGGACGAGGTGATCCCGGTTATCTGCGGGGCGGTCGGGGCAGCGCTGGGTGTCGCAGGAATGTACACGATGCCAGCGTTTCCGGCTCAGGACATAATCAATGCCTTGGCAATCGGTATTGTCTCCGGCCTGGCTGCTACCGGAGTGAACCAGGCAATCAAGCAAATCAAGCAGTAGAAAGGCGATGATCCGCATATCTCCCGGCCGGCAGGGTGAGAGCCGGTGATACTGTACTTATTTATGGGCCTGGGTAAATCCCGGGCCTTTTCATTTTTGGAGGTACTATGACAGCACAAGAAAAGAGACAGGCAGTAATCGCAAAGTACGACACGCTGATTGGCCGCAATTATTACAGTCAGAATTTACGTGATTACTGTTTTAAAAAATATAAAGACGGCAACTATTACAGTGATTGCAGTAGCTCTATCTGTTATGCATACGCAGAGGCAGGCCAGAGCATCGGTATACTTAATACCGCTGGAATATATCAGTCCAGCAAGTTGACAACCGTAGACGTAGACATAACCGCAGGTATCCCGGACATTTCCCGGTTGCGTCCCGGTGATATGCTGGAATTCGCGGGGAGCGATAAGAGCCGTCCGCTGAAGATCGGCCACGTTGAGATGTACTGCGGTAATGGTATTATCTGCGGCCATGGTAGCGGCAGGCCGAGTTATAAGCAGCTTACGCCATATTGCAAGAGCCGGTATGACTCATGGGCGCCGGGAGGCTGGAGGAAGGGGCTGGTATGCGTCAGGAGGTATATACAGGACGATGCAGTGCCGAAGCCGGAAGCACCGAAGAAGTCTGGCTGGTATGAGGAGTGCGGCGGTCGGATGTATTACCTCGGTAACACAGGAACTCCAGTACGCAACTCCTGGTATCAGGACTCAGACGGTAAATGGTACTGGTTCGATGGTGCCGGCATGATGGTGCGTAGCACCTGGTATATGTATGAGGGAGACTGGTACTATCTCGGTGCCGATGGAGCCATGGTTAAAGGTTTACAGGCCAGTGATGGAAAATGGTATTATCTCGATCAGGCTGGCAAACTTGTCAAGGAGCCGGTCGTGCTGACACCAGATCAGGACGGAGCATTGCAGTATCCGGGGCTGGCTGGATGACGAAAAAGGCGGTCCGTGTGGGCCGCCTAATTATCATTTCTTTTAGTTCTGTTTTCCTTCGAAATATATTCTTTCAAAACCATGTTGACATACTGGCTGAATGAAC